CACGAATGTGGCGCCGGTAATATTACCACCCTTTCAGGCCCCTTTGTTGGAGACAAGCTATGTCCTACCGGAATCGCGAAAGACTGGTAACCTGCACATCACCCCCTATTGTGCACCGGCATATGTATCGTGATGGCGTATTTTGTAATTATGCCCATGATACAAAAGATATGCTGGATAACACAACGGATGGATGTTATAACGGTTATCTGAGTCGTGAAACCATGGTAGACGAAGTAGGTGTTGGAGGACGTCGGGTTCCGCATTACTGTCTGCATATTAAAACTGATGCAGCACGTGGTGATGAACTTACGGCTGGTTGGCGTTCTGGAAAAGACGCTAATAACCATACGTATTTCGACCAATTCTACAACACTTTCAGTTTGTGTCCCGTATCGGTTTCACTATCGATACCCGATGCTGACTGGGCGACTTCCCTCTCTGGACTAGCTAACTCGGTCAATCACATTATAGAGAACAAGAGTTTATTGCTTGTTTCTCTGTATGAAATGCGAAAGACCTGGGAGATGATTAAAAACCCTCTCTCACTGCTCAATCCTTCCGCATACCTCAAGCGTGGTAAGGCCACTGCGGCCCAACTTGCTAAATTCGGCAGCGGAATCTGGATGGGTATAAACTACGGTTGGCGACCCCTATTATATGATATCGAAGGCTATGCTAATGCTTTCGGTACATACAACGGTGCAAGAACCAAAGTCCTACCCAAGCTGGAGTTGAGTAAGTATCGCAATAACGCGATGCTCACTGTGTCGACACCTGATCCAACGATGTCTGATTCTGCCTGGAACGCGTTGGTTGCCAGCGTTCAAGCTGGCTACATTAGTACGGCCCCTTCATCGGGGTTTCCATACCAACGTACGCGTCTTATATATAAGACGCCGACAGTTAGTGCCACTGTTACTTGCTCTGTGAAAGACAGCTTACTCGCTGCGGATTCCCAAATCCGACAAGCACAAGCACTACTGGGTCTTACGGCCAAGCAGATCGTGGCGACGTTATGGGAGGTCGTCCCTTTTTCCTGGATGGTTGACTGGTTTGTCAACATGAAAGGATTGGGGACATTGTACACCATAGCGAACGCCCAACGTACACTTAATCAAGTGGCGGTGAGAAATGAATGTTACGCAATAAAAGCGCGCGTTCCTTTTTCAGCGCAGTGCCTAACACAACGCCGAGTCGATATGTGGCCCTTTGGGTCAACTAAAGACAAGGCTTGTGGGAACCTAGTTTGTAGTGGTTCCGACGGTCAGTATCTCTATTATTATAGGGTTGCTGGTCTACCGTCAGTAAGCACAAGTGTATTCAATAATAGGCGCCTTAGCATCTCTCAACTGATTACTACGGGTTCTGTGATTACACAGATGTTATAAGCCCGTGGGAAGTCAGAAACCTATGTCATGCCAGTCGGCATGCAAAAGAAGAAGGATCCACATGAGTTCTGCAAGCATTTCCCCCAAATATGGTGATACCGAAACCGTAACATACGGACTCGTCAGCGATAACGCTGCAGGAGCCAAATGGCAGGTTTCGGGTCGTTCCCTTGGCTTACCTAAGACCTTAGAGCTCAACCGAAAGGTTGGGGCTCCAGGTGCTATGGGTAATGACCATGTCATTCTCCGCTTTTCACAGACGGAGGCTAACACGGAAACCGGCAAAATCGCAACTGGGTCGGTTACTCTCGATGTCTCGATTCCTCGGGATGTTGCGACAATCACTCAGGCGATGATGAACGATCTGTTAGGCATGCTTTCCTCACTCCTCAACGATTTAGGTGCGGTTGAAGACACCGCAAGCAGGGCTAATTGCATTGCCTTGCTTGAAGGTGTTAACCTCTAGCATCTGTCGGATAAGGGGGAGGAAACTCCCCCAAATACGATTATCGTTATTGGGGCTTTGTGTATCAAATGGCTATCAAAAACTTAGCTGAGGAGGGTTTTATGAGAAATATGTGGCTTAAAGCAATAATTGCTGTAGCGTCACTTGTTTTGGCATACCTAGTTGGTGGTGATAAACTCGCCATTCAACAAGCACTACAAAGTGCGAGTGGGGGAGGACTGAACGCCGTATTGGACAAAAACGTCCATACTCATCACAATTTTCAGAATTATTATTCCATGATCGATGATGTCATGAGTAATAAAGATAGTAATCCAGAAATCCTTTTAGAGGACCTGAGTTACTACTATGGAAGTTTGAGTGAAGAACAAAGAGAAGTTCTTCCAACGGCCTCCAGAGCTCAAAACACGTAAGTGGTGGATCCCGAATAAGGGGGCTCTATGAAAAGCTTACCCGAATTCGCGGTTACCTTCTACAAATTTGTGTTTCGCGATTTTTCATCGCTTTCTCCAAAACACAAGGTCAGCAATAAGCTTAGTTATCAATACGTTGCGAAACGTATTGGAGCTGAAAGCATCACGTTTGTTTCCAATGCGCTCCCCAAATTGGGTAAAGCTGCGGAAACGAGCATGATAACTGGGGAACCTATTGAGGTTCCGACAGGTTTTCAGCTACACTGGCGATCAAAGCTGCCTTGTTTCATGTATGAATACTTTAAAGATGCATGGGACGAGGTTAGCGGCATTCCGCTGTGGGTCCTCGCTCGAGAGCAATCAAAGCAGGATTGCGCGTTTGCCCTTTGGGCAATACGCCAAGTCTGCTGTGCCTTTAGCAAGGCACGAGATTTAGGATCCCTTGTGACGGATGAGGAAGCCTTATCGGCTTTCCGTACGCGCATTTCACAAGAATGTGAAATCAATGCCCCTTCATGGCTACTTAATCAGGCAAGGCGCCTGATAACTGAAGTAGTCATGGACGGAGATCGTCTGAATGCCATGCTAGCACAATGGGTTTCAGAACCCTATGGGCGACATGGTCCCGGAGCTGTTGCTGGAAAGGAGAAAAGTCTACGTAAGTGGTTCTTTAAAAGAATTAGTGGTGTGGATCAAAGATTATATCAATTTAGATCTGCAACACTTTCACGCGAGAACTATCTCGAACCATCACATGGCCCGTCCTTAATTGGGCAGGCTGATGCGGTATCGAGAGCAACATGTGTTCCTAAAGACTTTCGTAGTCCAAGGATTATTTGTATTGAACCAAAGGAATTCCAATTTGCCCAACAGGGCATTTGGCTAGTACTGCGTGATTTGATACAAACACACCCACTTACGAAGAAGAGCATCAATTTTGAACATCAAGAACGTAATGCCGTACTTTGTAAAAGGCACGACGTTGCAACTATTGATTTAAAGGATGCGTCTGACACAGTGATGCTAAAACTATGTCGGATACTCTTTCCAAGGGAGTTCTTCAAACTAGCTACACGCTATCGGTCTCGTAATATCTCTATAAATGGGGATAAAATTAGGCCGAAATGCTTTGCAAGCATGGGATCGGCACTCTGCTTCCCTATTGAGACATTGGTCTTCTGGGCGATTGCTCAGTCGGCCATTCATCCAATGGACAGTAGGTTGCCCGTGCGTGTATTTGGTGACGATATAGTTGTGCCGAAAGGCTCAGCTAATTTTGTCATCAAAATGCTAGAGACATGTGGTTTCCGTGTTAATACGAATAAAACATGCATCGACACTCCCATTAGGGAGAGTTGCGGTGCATTCGTATATTCTGGCATAGATGTCAGGATTACGCGGTTTAAATCCACACGATGCGAGAATCTCTCAGACTGGCTAGCTTTACTAGAAAATGGTAAAGAACTCCACGGCAATCAGCTAGTTGCTGCTGGAAATGCCTGTCTCTTACTCGCTAAAGATTGGTGGCACGTGCCATTTGGACGAGGCAGTATACCGCCAAGTTCGGATGGTTATGGTTGTCAATCGCGTTGGAATCCGAATCTCCAACGAACCGAGTATAGGTTACCGCGTCAGGTGACACGGCGTGGTAATGAGGCAGCTTCCGTTGACGCTATGCTTTATGCATGGCTGATTGGAAGCTCCACAGAACCGATCCCATACGGAACCGAGAAGGTTAAAGTGGGATGGACCGCTTTGTGAACGGCTTGTGCTCCCCTTTTGGGGGGGTGTTGGCTGTTCTTGCGTCGCGCGTTGTGCGCGGTGCTGCGGGGTCGGGGTGCTGCGTCGTGCGTGGCTTCCTCTCCTTGGGAAGTCTTGC